GATGAATCTACATTGAAAGATGATGTAGGAGATTTAGTAACTATCAAATCATCAGATGAAAACATTCAAAAGATACTACACAACTTATTTTACGATGTTCTCAATGTAGAGTTCAACCTATGGTCTTGGACCAGACAGATGTGTAAGTATGGAGACTTCTTCTTGAAGTTAGAGATCGCAGAAGAGTTTGGTGTTTACAATGTTATTCCTTATACTGTTTACAATATGGTGAGGTATGAGGGTAGAGATCCTAAGGACCCTACTAAGGTAGAATTTGTGATTGATCCAGATGGACTAGCATCATCTGCAGATCCTAATAACATCCCAAAATCAGATAAGAGTACAATCAGATTAGATAACTATGAAGTAGCACACTTTAGGTTGATATCTGATACCAACTATCTTCCTTATGGTAGATCTTTTATTGAACCTGCTAGAAAGATCTTCAAGCAATTGACTTTGATGGAAGATGCAATGTTGATTCACAGAATCATGAGAGCTCCTGAGAAGAGAGTATTCTACATCAATGTAGGACAGATACCTCCTGCAGAAGTAGAGCAGTTCATGCAAAAGACTGTCAATCAAATCAAGAAGACACCTTATGTAGATCCACAAACAGGACAGTACAACTTGAAGTTCAACATGCAAAACATGATGGAGGACTTTTACCTACCTGTTAGAGGATCAGATACTTCTACAAGAATAGATACAACACCAGGCCTACAGTATGATGGTATTGCAGATGTTGAGTACTTGAGAGAGAAGATGTTTGCAGCATTGAAAGTACCTAAAGCATACTTTGGATATGAAGGAGACCTTCAAGGTAAAGCAACACTTGCAGCAGAAGATATTAGATTTGCAAGAACAGTAGAAAGAATCCAGAGAATAATGGAATCAGAGCTTACTAAGATTGCCCTGGTTCACCTCTACACACAAGGATACAAAGGAGAGAGTCTAACTAACTTTGAAATCTCACTAACTAATCCTTCTATTGTTTATGAACAAGAGAGGATAATGTTGATGAAAGAGAAGATGGATTTAGCATCTACTATGGTTGACTCTAAGTTATTCTCTACAGAATATGTTTATGAAAATCTCTTCAGTCTATCTGATGATAAGATTATTGAAATGAGAGATCTTATTAGACAAGATGGTATTAGAGGATTTAGAATGGCACAGATAGAGAATGAAGGTAATGATCCTGCAGAAACAGGAGTATCATTTGGTACACCACATGATTTAGCTTCTCTATATGGTAGAAGAGCCTCATCTGACAGTAAGGTACCAGTAGGGTATGATGAATCCGAACCAGTAGGAAGACCTATTGAGAAAGCAAGTAAGATAGGAACACAGGATGATCCTTTAGGACAGGATAGATTAGGCGCTGGAGATATGAAAGGCGGCTATGATCAGACACCAGATAAGTTACAAGAAACTTCTAATCAAAGAACAAAATCCATCTTCTTCAAGAACAAAGATATGTTCCAACCAAAGAAAACTTTCTTATTTGAGAGTAAGGAAGAAGAGTCTAAATTACTAGATGAATCTAATATTAAGGATTTAGAGGATTAACAAATATTTATTAGAGTAAACAACTACTGATGAAAGTAAAACACAGTAAATACAAAAACACAGGATTGATATTTGAACTCCTTGTAAAGCAAGTAGCTTCTGATACCTTAGAGGGTGTAGAATCGCCTGCTCTAAAGATCATAAAGAAGTACTTTACAGGGAAGTCCACTTTAGTTAGAGAATTCAAACTGTATGAGTTTATCTCAAAGAACAGAGGTGTATCTCAAGTACAAGCAGATAACATTGTATCTACTATCTTAGAGGTAGCTAGAAAGATGAATAAGACTCTTCTAAAGAATCAGAAGTACAATCTTATTAAAGAGATCAAGGACTCCTACAATGTAGAAGATTTCTTCTCTATGAAAGTAGCAGATTACAAACCCTTAGCAGCTACTTACTGTCTAATAGAAGCTCACACAGTAGATACTTTAGTAGATCCTTCTACCTTAGTAAACAACAGACTTACAGTATTAGAACATCTAACTGCTAAGAAGCAAGATAAAACATCAGTCAGAGAATCTTTAGTAGAAGAGTTTTCTAAGTACGACAAAGATGTAAGGATGTTGACTTACAAGATCTTATTAGAGAAGTTCAACGGTAAGTACACTACTTTACTTCCTGAACAAAAGAACTTATTGAAAGAGTTTATTACTTCTAACTCTTCAACAACTAAACTCAGAGCTTTAGTAAATGAAGAACTAAAGAACATACAGGAATCTTTATCTCAGTTAGAAACAGGAATAGATAATAAAGTAGTAAAGATCAAGGTGAATGAAATCACTAAAGGTATTACTTTACTTGCTAACACTGAAAAGGTAACTGATGATGATTTAGTTACATTGATGCAATACTATGAATTAGTCAAAGAACTAAGATCAGTATGAACAAGGTAGAGGTAAGAGAGAGATTAACAAGGGTAGTGAAGGAGATCCTTCATGAAGAATCAGAACCTACTCCTCCTGCACCTGAAGCACCTGGTATTCCTGGAGCACCTTCTGAAGAATCAGAACCACCAGTAGAGAATAATGTAACAGGAACTGGAGCAAGCTTTACTCCAGGGGATGGAGCACAATATGCCACCCCATCTGCATTCGCAGTAAATAAAGCAGGAAAAAATAGAGCAACTAAGTTTTTAGAAAAATTAGGATTTAAAACAGTAGAGAGACCAGAGCGTCCTTCCAGTACTAAAACTGCAGATTTTGTATGAGACATTTACAAGAAAAATACATTGGCGTAGAGAGTAACACATTCTCTAAAGCACAATTCAAGAGAGACGCTATTATGGAGTGTCCTACTTTAGTTACTCACTTCAACTCTTATGAGGAAGTGATATCTATCTTAAAGAACAAAAGTATCCTTCAAGAAATCAAAGATGTAGATTACTCTACTTCTAAGCCTGAAGATTACCTATCACCTGATGTATTAGATACAGCAATAAGATGTGAGTTAGATGATAAGTTTGGTACTTTAGATGTATCCTCAGAAGATTATGATAAAGCTAAGAAAGAAGCTATCAAGAATCTAACCAAGGATCAACTCTACTATGTAAACAAGTATGGTGAGCAAGAAGAGACTGCAGGAGATCAAATGGAGAAGATTGTCCTCAAGGAAGATAGCTTCTCTACTGCATTAGGTAATGCTATCAATGTATTGAATGAGTCAAGAAATGAAGCTATTCAGAACATAGAGAGTGATGAAAAGACTAAAGAGAGAATCTCTGGTATGCTCACTACTTTTGTTTCTGATGATGAAGAAGACACTCAGAGATTAGAATACGCTCAGTTTGTAAACAGTGAGATGGAAGATCCTAATAACATAGTAGACTACAAAGAGATTATGTCAATGGATGATCTTACTGCATCTTATGATAACTACTTAGAGAATCATAGTGAAGATATTTCTGACATAGAAGAGAGTATCAACGAACAAGATTCAAATGTAGTTAGGTTAGCTCAAATGATAGCTGACGAGTTTACAATAGAAGATTCAGAAGGAGATAGATTTTCAACTTATGTACTCTACAAAATAGGTAGGGTAGAAAACGATACCTTCGAGTTAGATACAGAAGCAACAGAAAAGACTCCAGAAGAAGAAGCCAAGCACGGTACTGGTGAAGGATGGGGAGGTAGTTTTAGAGTAAGTCCTATTGAAGGAGGTTACGAGGTTAGAAACACTGAAAAAGGTGGTTTAGTAGCAACAGAGATAGACGGTAACTTTAGAATGTTAGACGCTCAAGAATCCAGAGCTGAATTAGAGACTGATTTCATGCAAAGCAGAAAAGAAACTTCTGATTACATGGAAGAAGAGGTAGATGAAGTAGGAGGAGTAGACAGACACGGGAACCAAGTACCTGTAGCTACTGCTTCAAGGTTTGGTAGAAGAGACAGAACTATGCCTAAGTCTACTGATAGAGAGATAAAAGAAGGATACTCTACTGAAGAGAAGAGAATAGTACAGTTAGCAGTAAATAAGATAGCTAAGTACATGAATGTATCTCCAGAAATGGCTTTACAGTATGTTATTGGAACTGCAGAAGAGATGAGAAGTCAATCTTCTCCTAAAGATCTAAAAGAAGTCTTTAGAAAACTAATCAAAGAGGTAATCCAAGGATAATATGTTACTCACCACCTACACACCTTTCAAGTCTGTCTTATTAGAGAGTACAGAACAACCAGGTACCTTCTTTGTTGAGGGTGTTATGCAAAGAGCTAACGCTAAGAATCAGAACGGTAGAGTTTACTCACCAGAGATTCTAAAGAGAGAGGTAGAACTTTACACAGAAAACTTCGTAGATGTAGGTAATGCTTACGGAGAGTTAGATCATCCTGAATCTCCTGTAGTATCTTTACAGAATGCATCACATGTAGTAAAGAAGTTATGGTGGGATGGTGATGATTTGATGGGAAAAGTACAGTTACTAAACACTCCAGCAGGTAATATTGTAAAGGAGATAGTAAAAGCAGGACATACAATAGGTATTTCCTCAAGAGGAACAGGATCAGTCACACAGACTAATGAGAGTACCTTAGAAGTACAGGATGATTTTGAGTTAGTATGTTGGGACTTTGTTTCTAACCCATCAACACATGGAGCATTCTTAT